CAGCGGCTGCGGCCTTCGGCGGGTATGCCACAACTGCGGGCGCAGTAGCGGGGGGGCTGGCGTCAGCCGCTGTCACAATAGGCGGAACGATGCTGATGAATGCGGTATTGCCCGCAAACGTACCCGGCTCAGATCCAAACCGTCTTTCCGACATGGCCGCCCCCTCACCCACCTATTCCCTCGCCGCCCAAGGGAACTCCGCCCGCCTCGGTCAGCCCATCCCGGTACAGTATGGCCGCCATAAAGCATGGCCGGACTTTGCCGCCTCGCCCTACACCGAATATGCCGGGGGAGAGCAATACCTTTACCAGTTATTGATGCTTGGCCAGGGCGACCACGAGTTCGAGGAAATGGGCATCGAGGATACGCCCTTTGCCACCGGCTCCGGTGACCTCACCCCAACCGGCAACTTTGAGGAGATCGCCTGGGAGATAGTGCGCCCTGGTGGGTCCGTCACCTTGTTCCCGGCCTCTGTCACCAACGCCATGGAGATCAGCGGCCAGGAGTTATTGCACAACGCTGTGGTTGGCCCTTTTGTTCTCAACGCAGCAGGGACTACGATCAACAAGATCGGCATGGACTTGGTGTGCCCGCGCGGTCTGTTTTACGCCAACGACGCTGGCGGCATGGATACCCGCTCCGTTTCCGTGTTGTTCGAGGCCAGAAAAATTGACGACTTGGGCGCGCCGCTTGGGACATGGGCAACCCTTGGGAACGAAACCATCACCGCCGCCACCAATACTGCCCAACGCCGGAGCTATACCTATGCTGTGGCTGATGGGAGGTACGAATGCAGGGCCACCCGGACCAACGAAAAAGACACATCCTCCCGCGCCGGTAATGATGTGAACTGGGCTGGAATGCGCGGCTATCATCCGGGCGAGCAATCCTTCGGGCAAACAACCGTGATTGCGCTGAAAATGCGGGCCTCGAATAACCTGAGCATGCAGGCCAGCCGCCGAATCTATGTAATCTCCACCCGCAAGCTCAAGACCTGGCACCCGGTAAACGGCTGGTCTGTCTCCCCCGTTGCCACCCGCTCTATTGCCTGGGCCATTGCGGACGCTTGCAAGGCCACCGGCTACGGGATGGAGCTTGCCGACAGCCGGGTCAACCTCACCCACCTCTACAACCTGGATGCCACATGGACAGCCAGGGGAGATCAATTCGATGGCCGCTTTGACTCGCTTTCCGGCTGGTGGGAGGCTGTGCAGCAGATAGCCCGCGCTGGCCGTGCCAAGGCGTTTCAGCAGGGCGGGATCATCCATTGCGTGCGCGACCAGGCAGCCACATTGCCGGTGGCCCTCTTTTGCCACAGGAACATCCTTCCCAGCTCCATGTCCATCGATTACATCATGCCGGATAGCGACACCGCCGATGGTGTCACCATGGAATATTTTGACGAAACGGTCTGGAAAGATGTGCCGGTGGTGGTTCCGGCCACGGCAACCCAGCCTGGGGATGACCGGCTGTTCGGTGTTGTCACCCGCACCCATGCTACGAGAGAGGCCTATTACCAGTGGGCCAATAATAAATACCGGCGCCGCTTCATCACCCTGCAAACGGAAATGGAGGGGTACATCCCCACCTTTCTGGACCCCATCGCCATATCCCATGAGCGGGTCAAGTGGGGGCAATCCGGCGATGTGGTGTTATGGACCGCAGGCACCAAGACCATCAAGACCGCCGAGCCGTTGACCTGGACCCCAGGGGCCACGCACTACATGGCCCTGCGCCGTCGGGATTGCTCGGTGACCGCCGCGTTAATCGCCACCAAGGGAGCGGATGATTACACGGTGATCCTTTCGGCCCTGCCTGACTTCACTCCCTACACCGGCAGCGAAGAGGAGCGGACCACTTACACCTTCGGCCCCGGCAACGGCTCTGAGTTGTACCAGTTGGCGCGGGTTCTGGCTATCCGGCCACGGGGAGAAGCCACGGTAGAGATTTACGCGGTTGCCGAGGCTGCGGAAGTGCATACGGCGGACGGCGGGGAAATGCCTGCCATGCCAGCCCTTTCCACCCTGCCCGGCAAGTATGTTGCCCCCACGGTTTCCGACCTGCGCGGGGTGCTTACCGGCGATAGCGACCAGGCGAGGGTTTCTTTGTCCTGGCAGGCCGCGGCGGGCGGGGAAAACTACTATGTGGATATCAGTTATGACAACGGCGGCTCATGGGCCAGGGTTAAGGACACCACCGCCACGAATTATTCCATGCTGGTTGACCCGCGCCACCCGTTTTACATGCGGGTTGCAGCGGTCGGCCTCACGGTTGGCCCGTGGGTAACATGGTCGAGCGAGGCAGAGGGAACCATTGTGCCTCCCAATGTTATCCCCCGGGTATCCGGGCTGGAGCTGTTCGGCCAGGGCAATGGCACAGAGTTTACAGGTCGGCATGCAAAATTCACTTGGCGGGAAACATCACTGACCCGCTCCTATGATTTCGACGCAGAACCGAACGGCGCAGACTCCGGGGCACGGGATCTCTATTTTATGGATTTCGAGATCCGGGTACTGGATGGGGCCACACTACTCCGCACCGAGCATGTAACTGATAATTTTTACGAATATACCTACGAAAAAAACGCCGAGGACTACGCGGCCCAAAACAGCGGGGTTTGGGGCGCATACCGGACATTCACCTTCGAGGTTTACCAGCGGGGCAGATCGGGCCAGATCTCCGCCGTTGCGTCCCGGCTGACCGTGACCAACCCTGCCCCGCTACTGCCATCTAATATCAGCCTACGGGCTTCGTTTCGGACCATTTTTGTGGGCTACGACGCGCCAACCGATCTCGACTGGCGCGGGGTTCGGGTCTGGCTGGGAACAGCCCCAGATTTCATCCCCTCCCCGGCCAATCTGGTGTACGAGGGTCCGGACACCATAACCGTCATCGACGCCCTTCCGGACGGCACCCCTCTCGATTCCGGTGTGGTCTACTACATATGCCTGCAGGCCTTTGACGGTTTTGGGTACGAGGGGACGACCTCCGTCACCCTGTCCACCACCACCGTTTATATCGACGGCACCTTCGATATCGAAGAATACTCCATCGGCCATTCGCAAATCGGCTTGCTGGAGGTGTGGGACGCCAACATCAAGTCCGCGGCAATCGACAAGATTGAGTCTGGAACTATTATCGGCAAGGATTTCAACGTCAGCACCAATGGACGAATCCGCAGCGGGCAAACTGCCTGGAATACCGGCAGCGGCTGGTGGATCGGCATGTCATCCACCGGCAAGGCTCAAATGTCAGTTGGCTCGCCGACCGGGCCTGGGTGGGATTTTGACGAAACAACCGGGTTGATGAATTATCGGGGCGTGTTCACCCTGGCCAGCGGCTCAACCATCGGAGGAGTACCGGCAAACAATGTGGCAGGGTGGGCACATGGAAGTGATACCACCAAGATTGACGGTGGGGATATTTATACAGGTACAGTGACAGCAGCAAAAATTGCAGCAGGTACTATTACGGCCAATGAAATTGCAGCCAATACTATTACTGCTGCTAAGATAGCGGCCAACACAATCACAGCTTCTCAGATAGCAGCCAGTACCATTGTTACAAGCAACATAGCTACAGGCAACATTACCACGGAGACTATCAATGGAAATGCGGTGACTGTTGCCGCAGCGGTGTCAAGTGATACTACGGTAACAGGTTCCCCAGGTGCCTATGTTACAANCATAACCCTCCCTAGCATCACAACCCTTGCTGATTCTGTTGTTTTTCTAACTGGGTTCTCTGTCCCAACAGGTNTAAATGCCAGGAGTGCAATATTTAGGGGGNCAACAAATATTTCTTTGCATCCGATCACAGGGGTGACTATTTCAGGAACAAATATTCTCCCGCCGCAGACCTTGTGTTTTNCCGATATACCCGGCGCAGGAACCTTCACATACTATCTAAAAATGTACGATAGTGGGTCATTTAAACATNCACTGATGGCACTACTGGCAAAAAGGTAATACAAAATGTTGACCACAAAAACTATTTTTAAAGATTATAAC